CTTCGATAACACGATGGGTACTGGTCGAGTGTTTCTCTATGATCACTTTGGTTCCACTGATGTAGACAACTTGCTCAACAAGGTGCGCTACATGGCTAAGTCACTGGACTGCCGGTATGTCATCATCGATCACCTGAGCATCGTAGTGAGCGGCTTGGATGACGGCGGTGACGAACGCAAGCTGATCGATAGGGCAATGACTATGCTCAGGACGTTGGTGCAGGAGACTGGCATTGGTTTGATACTGGTGAGCCATTTGAAGCGACCAGAAGGTAAAGGCCATGAGGATGGTGCTCAGACATCACTGTCACAACTGAGAGGCTCCGCAGCTATCGGGCAACTCAGTGACATGGTGATAGGCATCGAGCGAAACCAGCAAGGCGAGAACCCTAATGCTAACACGATCCGCCTCCTGAAGAACAGGTTCAGCGGTGAGACGGGCATTGGAGCTACATTATTCTTCGACAAGGTGACCGGAAGGCTAACTGAGTTTGAGGGCGAAAAAATTCAAGAGCATTCAGAGTTTTGACTTTCACTTTCACTCGCGAGAAGGTATCCGAAAATGAGGTATAGAGAAGCAATTGAACTACTCACACGGCATGAGTGTCTGTATGCAGTGCTCCTCCTGAGGACAATGCATGATCAGCAGAAGGCAGCTCACAAGGCTACACCTCGCAAGGCAAGGTTCCCATCAAAGCTCACCCCCATCATCGTCGAGGGTGTGCAGTGGGATGTCCGCAACACTGAAAGCACCACTCAGCAAATTGCTGTCCGGTGGAACATCAGTGAAGCCAAGGTGAGCGAGATCCTCGACGGTGACTACAACTACCTCCTCTACACATAAGGATTAAACCATGAGCGAAGATCTGCTTCACAACCTATGTGACACGGCATGCATTCGAGCATGGGAAGACGAGGGCTGGGGTCCAGTCCACAAGAAGCTCCTCACAATGTGCATCAACCTTGAGTTCCCCGGAACAGGAAAGAAGAAAGCCATGACAAACCATACACTCGTGCTGAACCACATGAAAGCCACTGGTTCCATCTCTATCCGTGAAGCCATGGATGACTATGGTCTCTCCGGTGGTCACCTGACGAAGATCATCTCAGACCTCAAGCGTAGCGTCACTGAGGACAACTACATCATGCGTAAGTTCAACAAGCACCCAATCACTGGCCGTCGCTATGCACGGTATCACCTTGTCGGCTAAGGCTCCAACAAAGGTGAAGCCTACAGATGAACCAGCAGTACCTAGCTGTGGCACCTGTGCGTTCAGCAGTGCAATGCATAGCTCGACGTTCGTTATGTGTGGGATTGATCTTCCACCTATGGTGAACCTGAGCAATGACAAGAAGCGATACCTAGTGAACCAGAATTACTCGTGCTTCGCATGGAAGCCAAACCCATAGACAGGAGCAACTGAAATGAGACTTGTATTCGACATTGAAGCCAACGGCCTAGACGATGCAAGTCTCATTCACTGCCTCGTAGCTACAGACCTAAACACAGGAACTACCTATGAGTTCGAACCTTCTAAGGTTGAACAGGGGTTCCGCCTATTGATGAGCGCAGACCAGATCATAGGCCATAACATTATCGGCTATGACCTACCGCTTATCACCAAGCTATACCCTTGGTTCACATACGACAGAGCCAAGGTCATCGACACCCTCATCCTCAGCCGCCTCATCTGGACAAACCTTGGTGAAATGGATCGCACGGCTGTACCTGAAAAGAAACCTGATGGAGACCTCACTGGCTCACATGGGCTGAAGGCATGGGGTCAACGCTTTGGTAATCACAAGGTGGAGCATGAGGACTGGTCCACGTTCAGTCCTGAGATGCTTGATAGGTGCAAGGGCGATGTGGATATCACAGTGCAACTCTGGCAAGCCATTGAGAAAGCGAAGGTAGATCCAAGAGCAAGCGAACTGGAACATGCAGTCGCATTCATCTGCGCTCAACAAGAGAGATACGGCTTTACCTTTGATGAACCAAAGGCTCAACAGTTGGCAGCGCACTTCCAAAGCAAGCTCGCCAACCTAGAGCAAGAACTTCAGGATACGATAGCTCCATTCTATTTGCCTGACGGCAAGGTGCTCACTTCAAAGCGTACAACCAACGGGACGAAGCGTCCAAGTACCACCGCTGGTGCTGAGTATCAGAAGATCAAGCTGGTCACGTTCAACCCCGGCTCCCGGCACCACATCGCTGACCGGCTGAAGAAGCTGTATGGCTGGGAGCCTACTGTGTTCACACCGAGTGGTCAGCCACAGGTGGACGAGGTGACACTGAGTAAACTTGTGTGGCCTGAGGCTAAGCTGTTGACTGAGTACTTCCTGATGCAGAAGAGACTAGGACTTCTCATTGGTAAGGACGAGGACAAAGGCTGGCTCAATGTTGTAACCAAGGGTAAGATCCATGGTAGAGTAATCACTAACGGTGCTGTCACAGGTCGCATGACACACCGCCTCATAGCGAACATCCCTCGCGTAACCTCGCCGTATGGCAGGGAGCTTCGAGAGTTGTTCACAGCGTCACCTGATCGTTGTCAGGTGGGCATCGATGTCTCCGGGTTGGAGCTTCGTATGTTAGCTCACTTCCTTGCTGCATGGGATGCGGGTGCCTATGGCAAGGAGGTGTGTGAGGGTGATGTCCATACCTACAATATGATAGCGGCAGGTCTTGCAACTAGAGATCAAGCAAAGACCTTCTGCTATGGGTGGCTCTACGGGGCCGGGGCGACCAAGCTTGGCTCGATTGCTGAACCAACGGCAGACGAGGTGACGCAGACTAAGATTGGTAAGCGTCTAAAGAAAGCGTTTGCATCAAAGATCCCCGGCATTCCTGAACTCCTTCGAAGTGTCGAGGAAGCTGCGAAGCGTGGCTACCTTAAAGGCCTAGACGGCAGGAAGATCCCTCTCCGTTCCCCACATAGCGCACTAAACTTCCTGCTACAGGGAGCTGGTGCTGTTGTGTGTAAGCGTTGGGTTGTTGAGTTGGATAACGAAGTGGAGCGTAGAGGCTGGCGAGGTAAAGCCCAGTCACTGATCGTCTATCATGACGAGACACAGTACGAAGTTGATCCTGAGATAGCAGAGGAGTTTGGAAAAGTAGCGGTGATGTGCATCGCAAGAGCGGGCGAGTACTTTGGTATTCGTATACCACTCACTGGGGAATACAAAGTTGGAAGAAGTTGGGCAGACTGCCATTGATTTTACACTACATAGTAGCAATCCGGCAATCACGGCAACTCCCAGCATGTACCCTCAGGGCAAGTTCCACGAGAAGTCATGCCGGTGGTGTTCAGATCAGTTCAAGCCACTAGCACCAAGCCATCTGTATTGCAGTGACCCATGTAAGGACAACGCCTACTCTGACAAATACTACAGGCGTACATACAAGATTGGCTTACGAGAATACAGGGCAATGCTGGACGCTCAAAACAATGTCTGCGCTATCTGCTTTGAAGAGGGCTTCATCATGGCAGAGCATCATCAAGCTAAACTGATGGTTGACCACTGCCACACCACAGGCCGTGTGCGTGGGCTGCTCTGCCACAACTGCAACCGGGCGCTTGGGCTGCTGAAGGATAACAAGTCTCGCTTCAGATCCGCAATTACTTACTTGGAGTGTCACTGATGTTCATATTGGAAAACCTTAAAGCTCTTTGGTTCCTAGCCTGTGAAGGCATACGGGACATCTACCGTGGAGACTACGAATAACCCGCATCCTCTACTACAGCCTACAGGTCATCACCTGTGGCTTCATCATCGCAAACACATGGAGACATTGGTGACTGACATCACAGCAGCATACATCGACCACATGGGTACGGACCTATCGGTGGTCAACGCAGCACGAGTGAGCTTCGAGAAAGCATCGAGCTATCTACTCTGTAGCTCACTTGATCTAACCATTCGCAAAGACCTAGATCACAAGGATAAGAAGCTCATCCAGTATCTCGCAAGGCATGACCACAAGTCACCTTTCAATCATACCTTCACAAGTTTTAGATGCAAAGCTCCTGTGTTCGTAGCTCGCCAATTGGTGAAACATGAGTACATGCCTTGGAACGAGGTATCACGCCGGTACGTCCACAGTGAACCAGAGTTCTACCAGCCCGACACATGGCGCAAGAAGTCTGACGATGTGAAGCAAGGTTCGTCTGATGAAGCTGTTGATCACAATGGTCTTCCGTTCTTCTCAAAGTTTGCTGAACAGACTGCAATCGTTACATACAAGCGGATGCTTGAGATAGGCGTCTGTCCTGAGCAAGCTCGCATGGTCCTGCCTCAGTCAATGATGACTGAATGGATCTGGAGTGGCACTGTGTTCGCCATTGCTAAGATGTACAACCTCAGGATCGACCCACATACCCAGTATGAAACTCGCATTGTTGCCAAGCTAATCGGTGACAAAATGGCTGAACTTTACCCTGTGTCATGGGAGGCACTTACCAATGGAACCTGATGACTATATTGCACAGCGAGCTTACATGCTCATGGAGATGGCACTCAACGTAGACGCAGTGGATGACGAGACGGCTCAGGCCTTGATGTACCAGATGATGAACAAGCTAGTAGACAGTATTGAAATCGTCACAGCGAAGAAGCCCTTTGGTGGTCTCACGGAGATACATCGATGACCAAAAAGGAGGCACCTATCCTACTCATTGATGGTGACATATTGCTCTACCGGGCGACAACCTCGGCAGAGAAAGAGGTCGAGTGGGACGAGGATTTGTGGGTCATGTGGTCTGACCATCGTGACGCCCGTGTCATATTCAAGGATCAGCTAGAGGCTATCACATCGAAAGTCCCCGGCTGTGTCCCGCAGATATGCCTCACCCACCAACACAATTTCCGCAAAGATGTGTACCCTCTATACAAAGCTAACCGAAAGAAGACCCGTAAGCCAATGGGTTACCGTGAGTTCACACAGTGGGTCACGGAGAACTACACCACTATCATCAAGCCTAACATTGAAGCTGACGATGTGATGGGCATCCTCGCAACCAAGCCGGGAAATAATGCCATCATCGTGTCAGCCGACAAAGACCTCATGCAGATCCCCGGTAAGCATCTAGTGGATGGTAAGGTCATCACAGTCCGCAAGGAGGATGGTGATCACTTCCACTTCATCCAGACCCTCATGGGTGACGCTGTCGACGGCTACCCCGGTTGTCCCGGTGTGGGCAAAGTGAAGGCTGAGAAGCTGCTCACTGATGTCCTTGAAGGACAGTGGATCATCATCAAGGAAACCTATGAGAAGAACGGCCTCACAGAAGCAGACGCACTGGTGCAAGCTAGGTGTGCTCGCATCCTCCAGTGGAACGACTGGGACATGGAAGGACAAAAGGTAAAGCTATGGCAACCAAGTACTGCGTGAGAAACCCCGGCGTATGTGACGGCTCGTGTGACATCTGCCCAGCCAGTAAGTCAATCTGTGAAGGTTCGTCGTACTCAGAGGCTGACCTCTTTGGTTGGACCAATCCTAAGACCCTCGGTCCATCCTACCTCGAAAAGCAGACCAAGTCAGATGGTGGCTCATCGAACTACTACAAGATCCCCAAAGGTGCGACAGAGTTGAACGACCTGATCGAACACAAGCAGATGTCGTTTGCATTGGGAAACATCTTCAAAGCTTGCTACCGCCTCGGTGACAAGGAAGGCACTGACCTCAAGTACGACCTCAACAAGATCATTTACTTCGCTCAACGCCTGAAGGATCAAGCATGACATTTAGAACTCACGCTATCGAGAAGGTTCGTGAATTTATCGAAGCATTCGACTGCCCTCACGATCCAGTACTATGGAAGAACCTTATGGTCGAAGAGGCTAACGAGGTCATCCTAGCTGAGACTGCGGTAGACCGGCTGAAGGAGTGCATGGACTTTATGTATGTGTGCGCTGGCTACCAGATCGTCACACCTATGCTCGCAGACATCGAAGGTACAGCGGAGGAGCATGCGCTCTTCGACTGGGCTATCGACGTTGTTACACAGGTAGTTGTCAGCGTTGGTTCACAAGCCAACATCGTCGAAGCATTCGACCGTGTTCATGCATCCAACATGAGTAAGCTTGGTGAGGACGGTAAGCCTGTCCGCCGTGCTGATGGAAAGACCCTCAAAGGCCCAAACTATGCCCCCCCAAATCTAGACGATCTCGTCACAGGAGTATGAACACATAATGGTATCAACACGAGCTAACATCATTACCCGTAGAACATACAACCGCCCAAAGAATGATGAAGGCACTGTGTTCGAGACTTGGGAGGACACGGTGGACCGGGTTATCGGCCATCAAACTTGGCTTTGGGAACGTGCTCGCAAAGCTCCACTTGGTAACTACCAGATCGCTGAGATGGAGCAACTCCGGTGGTTGATGCTCGATCGAAAGGTTACTACCTCAGGTCGAACCCTCTGGCTGGGCGGTACTACCGTTGCCAAGACCCGTGAAGCCAGCCAGTTCAATTGCAGCTTCGCTCACACAGAGACTGTCCACGATGTGGTAGACCAGTTCTGGCTGCTGCTTCAGGGTTGTGGCGTAGGCTTCCGGCCTGTCACAGGTACACTCAATGGTTTCACCAAGCCTGTTGAACTGGTGATCTTCAGGTCAACTAGGAAGACCAAGGGTCTACCCGGTAACACTGCTCGCTTTGACACTCACAATGGCAAGACGAGGTACTACCTCACAATCGGTGATAGTGCTGAAGCATGGGCAAAGAGCGTCGGCAAGCTCCTCGCCATGAAAGACCCTGTAGATCAGGTAGTCCTCGACTTCACCCAAGTCCGTCCTGCCGGTGAACGTCTCAAGGGGTACGGATGGATCTCATCTGGTGACGAGACTATTAGCCGTGCTTTCGTTGGCATCGCTAACATTCTCAACGC